CTACGATTAAATAATGGATCACAAATTAAAGCCACCTCAGCAAGTAGTGATGCAGGTCGATCGGAAGCAGTATCTTTATTATTAATTGATGAAGCGGCATTTATTGAAGGAATTGGTGAGATATGGGCATCTGCTCAACAAACCTTAGCTACGGGTGGTGGTGCTATTGTATTATCTACTCCATATGGAACAGGTAACTGGTTTCATCAAACATGGGTTAGAGCAGAAGCACAGGAAAATGATTTTCTACCTATTAGGTTACCATGGTTTGTTCATCCTGAACGAGATGAAACTTGGAGAAAACGCCAAGATGAATTATTAGGTGACCCTAGAATAGCAGCCCAAGAATGTGACTGTGACTTCAGCACATCAGGAGATGTAGTATTTTACCCTGAATGGATTGAATTTATGTTACAAACTACTATTAAAGATCCTTTAGAAAGACGAGGAGCAGACCAAAATTTATGGGTCTGGGAAGCAGCAGATTACAGTAGAGATTATATGGTTGTAGCAGACGTAGCTAGAGGAGATAGTAAAGACTTTTCAGCATTCCACGTAATGGATATAGCTACTAATACTCAAGTTGCAGAATATAGAGGGCAAATGCCCCCTAAAGACTTTGGATATTTACTTTGTGCTATTGCTACTGAATATAATCAAGCTCTTCTAATAGTAGAAAATGCCAATATAGGTTGGTCTGCTATAGACTCTATAGTAGAAAGAGGTTACAAAAATATATACTACTCACCTAAAGGAGACATTACTATAGATTCATTCTTTGACCAATACAGTGACACATCAAAAATGACACCTGGATTTACTATGAGTTTACGTACTCGTCCTTTAGTTATTAACAAATTTAGAGAATATATTGGTGACAGAAGTGTTACTATCCAATCTAAACGATTACTTGAAGAAATGAAAGTATTTATTTGGAAAAACGGACGAGCAGAAGCTCAATCTGGATATAATGATGACTTAGTAATGAGTTTCGGAATTGGAATGTATCTTAGAGATACTTCTTTAAAATTTAAACAACAAAATTTAGATGCAACCAGAGCAGCATTAAATAATTTCAAATCAAATAACCCACTTTCAGGTGTTTATTCCCCATCAGCAAATGGCGGTAATCCATATAATATGGATGTAAACGGAAGCCAAGAAAGTATTAGATGGTTATTATAATATTTATAAATAAAAATGGCAGATGTAAGTGTATTTTCTAGACTCAAACGACTTTTCTCTACAGATGTAGTAATTAGAAATATCGGTGGAGATCAATTACGAGTTTTAGATACTAATAAAATTCAAACTACTGGAGAGATTGAAACCAATTCATTATATGATAGGTTTACTCGTTTGTATACTACAAACTCCTCTCCTTATTATAACTTAAACGCCAATTATCCTACATTACGTCTTAATTTATATCAAGACTATGAAGTAATGGATACCGATGCTATTGTAGCATCTGCACTAGACGTTGTAGCAGATGAAAGTACTTTAAAAAATGATATGGGGGAAGTACTCCAAATTAAAAGTAGTGATGAGGATATACAAAGAATTTTATATAATTTATTCTATGATGTACTAAACATAGAATTTAACTTATGGTCTTGGACTCGCCAAATGTGCAAATATGGTGATTTCTTTTTAAAATTAGAAATCGCAGAAAAATTTGGAGTATTTAATGTTATCCCATTCTCAGCATATAACGTAGCTCGAGAGGAGGGATATGATAAGACAAACCCAAGTTCTATTCGTTTTAGATATGACCCAACAGGTAATTTAGGAGCTAGTGGTTATTATACTCAAACTACACTAAACCGCTCTGATAACCCAGCAGCATATTATTTTGATAATTATGAAATGGCTCACTTTAGATTAATAGCCGATTCTAATTATTTACCATATGGAAGATCATTCTTAGAACCTTCTCGTAAATCATATAAACAAATGGTTCTTATGGAAGATGCTATGTTAATTCATCGTATAGTAAGAGCCCCAGAAAGACGAGTATTTTATATTAATGTAGGTTCAATTCCACCTAATGAAATTGAACAATTTATGGAAAGAACAGTTTCTAAAATGAAACGAACACCATATATGGATCCTCAAACTGGTGAATATAATCTTAAATACAACATGCAAAACATGTTAGAAGATTATTTTATTCCTGTAAGAGGTGGTGATGCTACTACTAAAATAGATACTACAAAAGGATTAGATTATGATGGTATAACAGATGTTGTTTATTTAAGAGATAAAATGATGTCTGCTTTAAAAGTACCTAAAGCGTTTATGGGATACGACGCCCAGCTGCAAGGTAAAGCTACATTAGCCGCAGAAGATATTCGTTTTGCTCGTACTGTTGATCGTATTCAAAGAATTATATTATCTGAATTATATAAAATAGCATTAGTTCACTTATATACTCAAGGATATACTGGAGAAAGTTTATCTAATTTTGAATTAGGTTTAACAAATCCTTCAATCATATTTGAACAAGAAAAAGTAGCATTATTAAAAGAAAAAGTTGAATTAGCTAAAAATATCCTTGACGCTAAACTCCTCCCATCAGATTGGGTTTACGATCATATATTTAACTTTAGTGAAGATACATTTGATGACTATAGAGATTTATTAATCCAAGACCAAAAATATAAGTTTAGATTAAGTCAAATAGAAACAGAAGGTAACGACCCACTAGAATCTGGAAAATCTTACGGCACACCTCACGACTTAGCATCTTTATATGGACAAGGAAGATATGCTTCACTTTCAGCAGATGTACCAACAGGATATACCTCAGATCTCCCAGGTCGCCCACAAGAAAAAGCATCATTTATAGATACTCAAGAAGATCCTTTAGGAAAAGATAGATTAGGTAAAAAAGAAAACGGTGATATGGGGCCTGAAGATAACAGATTTAGAAATAGAAAAAAAGGTCCAAATACCTTTAATGAAGAAGCTAAAATTACTTTATTAAAAAATAAACTTATCTTTGAAACTATGGATAAGAAAATAAATATCTTTAATAAAGATAACGAAGAAGGTTTTCTAAATGAAAACTTATTAAAGGATTAAGAAAATATACATATTTATAAAAAAATATATTGATGCAACTTAAACATTCAAAATTTAAGAATACAGGAATTCTTTTTGAATTATTAGTTAGAAGAGTAACAGCTGATACCCTTGAAGGTAAAGAATCTAAGGCTTTAGGGTTACTGAAAAAATACTTCACTAATACTGAACTTGGAAAAGAATATAAACTATTTGAAGCTGTATTTAAAAACTCTAGCATTAGTGAATCAAAGGCTACTTTAATATTAACTACAACCCTAGATGCATCAAAAAGGCTTAATAAAACTTCTTTAAGAAAAGAAAAATATAATTTAATTAAGGAAATTAAAGAAAATTATAATTTAGAAGATTTTTTTAAAATTAGAATATCGCACTATAAAGCGTTAGCTTCTTTTGCTACATTATTAGAAATAACTAATGAAGTTGATAATATAAACCCTAATATCATAATTGAAAACAAACTTACATTGTTGGATTTTATAACTAAAGGGATTATTAATAAAAATGTAGCTAAAGATGGACTTTTAGAAGAATTTAAATCATACGATAAAGATACTCGTATTTTAACTTATCGTGTTTTATTAGAAAAATTTAATTCTAAGTATGATAATTTAAATTCATTCCAAAAATCAATATTAAAAGAATATATCAATTCTGTAGATTCTACCCCCAAATTAAAAGATTTCTATAACAATAAGATCCAGGAAATAAAATCTACATTAAATACACTTAATAAGAAAGTTACTGATAAAGTAGTTCAAATTAAATTAAATGAAGTTTCTAAACTTTTAATTGAATTGGATAAAAACCAAAAAATAAAAGATAACCATTTAATTGATCTTCTTCAATACGCTGAATTAGTAGAAGAACTAACTAAAATAGTTAAATGAAAAAAAATCAGTTAAAAGAAATTATAAAAGCTAAACTTCTAGAAATGGGAGTTACAGGGGGTACAGCTGCTGGTACAGCCGGTTCTGGTCCTCAATTTGCTACTCCATATTTTGTTTCTAAAAAGAAAATTAAAGGAGTAAAAGATACAATGTATGCTTCTTTAGGTTTTAAGGATGCTGATCCTGATATATTAGCTAAAAAACAAAAAGGAGTAGATTATGTACATTTGTGGAAAAAATCTAAACTAAATGAAGAAAATTTTGACGCAAATAGTTTTGTTGATAATCTAGATACAGATGACCCTGAGGTTAAACAACGTATTTCTAAGCAAATGAATGAGTTTGAGGATATTGAACTTAAACTTAATATTCTTATCCCACTATTACAACGAGCAAAACAAACCACCGTTAACTCATACAAGAAAAACCCACTTATAAGACCAGTATACGGAAGTACTGAATTAGCAGTAGATTATTTAAATGATTTAATTAAACTATTTAAAAACCAACAATAAATGACACTTCAAGATCAATTCACTTTAATTAAAGAAGGTAAAGGTAATAAAGAAATATTCCTAAAACAAGCTAAATCATTGTTTCCTCAATACGTTACTAATGCTTCTACATTTCAAGAAACTACTTTCATTTTAAAACAAAAAGGTATTATTTCTGAAGCTGCAGGTGGTATAGTTACTACTGGTACTACTCCGGATTGGGTTTCTATTTTTAAAGAAAATATGGGATCTATTCAAGAAGAAAAAGAAAAAATAGTAAACGCTAAACAAAATGGTGACAAA